CCTCACAAGTCCAAAAATCATCACCGCCATAGCGCTGCCAGAGCGTTCCGTTGATGACCTTTGTTCGTTTGCGTCTGTTCATTAGGCCGCCTCGTAGATATGCACTCCACGAACAAGTTTAGTTCCACTATTTGTCCAGTTAGCCGTACCGCCAGACTTCACAATGTTGATGAGGCTAGCGTTGGCGCTTGCGTCAATATACACACGTGCAGGGGACGACACGAGCGACCCGTTGTCCTCAGCGAGCCCTGTAGAGGTTTCAGACGTAAGACCCGTTCCGATGTCTTTAGCGGCAATCGGTACGGTGAAAGTGATAGAAGTAGAGTTACTCGTGCCCGTAATACCGTATACCACGTAGACTGTCTTCCCAACCTGGGTGTAGCGGATAACCTTTTGAGTAGTACTAGACCAACCCGTAACAGTACTGGAACTGGAGTAATCAGTCCATGCTCCGCCTATCTCACCCGTGGTAGTAGAGAGCTTTGCATTTGTGATACTAGCATCTGCTATTTTGCTTCCTGCAATGGCTGCGCCACTTTTAATATTGGCATCGTCAATATTCCCATTGAACTCAGTAACAAGAGTAGTAAGAGGAGTATTATAATCGCCTACGTCAGCCGTAGTTCCGTCTGCAGGTAAGGAAACAGAGATTGTGCCCAAGGTGTTTAGCCTCAAGCCCGTGCTGGTTACATTATAGCATCATGCCGAGGCACATAAAACAGGCCCGTAACAAGGGGCTAGCTCAGACCGATTGAGCTACTTCTTCCCCTTTGCCGCCAGCTTCTGAAATTTGGCCTTACCCAGCTTCTTACGTCCAATAGCTGCAGCCACCGCACCAGGGTTACTTACTTTGCCTTTGAGAGAGTCCTCAAGCTTAGCGAAGCGTCCGCCACCACCTAGCCTTGTGCTCTTGCCTTTATATGTCTTGGGCATTTTAGCCGCTTTCTTCATCTTATTGTCCTCCTTGTGCGCTCATAAGGGCACTTACTAAATCACCGCCGCTAGATAGGTCAGGTTGGGCTGCCTCTGGATTTGCAAAGCGGCTGAACAGCGAACCCAGAAGGTTAAGTTTGTAATCTATGGTATCTGGAGTGTCGCCGAACTGTGGCAATTGGCTTCGATAGAAGTTTTCCTCTTCTTTGTTAATTGCGGCACCGGTGCGTAGACGCGAGATAACGTCAGACGCTTCCTTACGCGCTGTGTTAAGCACTCCGGCCCCAGCTAGATTCTTACCTATGTCTGTTGGGATAGCACCCTTAAGGAGCATTGAGGGATCTTGTTGGATAAGCGACTGAATCGTCCCAAGCGCCGTTAGGCCACTCTGTGCATTGTTCGCCTGTTGTAGCTGCGTCGAGTTAAGTGGCTTTGAAGTAGGAGATGCGAAGGTCTTCTGGAAGTTCTGGTAAATAGCGAAATACTTATCGGCATTTTTGGGATCTCGTTGTACATCTGCCATAAGGTTAGCCTGTGAATAGGGGCTTTCGCCTTGTGGACTGCCGGTCGTACTTGACATATCCTGTCCATTAGTGTATAATGCGCCCATGTTATCAGGATTACTGGTCGCCGTATTAGTCGTGGGAGCCATTTGGCTCATCACATCACTGTTCGGCGACGATAAATAAGCTCCGGCTACTCCAGCTGGCAAGATTCGGGATGTTACGCCACCAATTCCGTAAGGGGACGATGAGGCGGCCTTTTTTGTCAACCCCGCACCAACCTTTTCAGCTGCACCTGCTGTTATCTTACGACCCAATGAACTGTTGGCTACATTAGTAACCGCAGCCCCGCCAATTGCGCCTAATGGGCCACCGACACCAGCTCCCACGCCACCACCAACTAGGTTAAGTAACCCAAGCGGGCTGCTTCCGCGCCCTAGCTGTTCCTGTTTGGCAATATTATCTGTAAGCTGATGCAGCTTACTCAGTTCCTGGCCCACTTCCTTGAACGTCATACCATTAGAGGCTTTAATACCCGCTTTGTCTGCGGTTTGTTGAAGCACAGAACGAATAGCGTCTGCGGACAGTTTGTTCACCCCATATCGGGCAGGATTGGCAGCTTTGTCTGCATAGTTCACAAGACTGTCGAACTCCTGTCGAACTCCTGCAAGTTCACCAGAAGGAATCTCTGCACCGTACTTTTTGGCGAGTGTGTCCGCTTGCTGTTTCAGCTGTTGGCCTATGGCTTGCTTATCTTCTACTGCACTATTAATGAGTGGTTCGTACTTGGCCTTAAAAGCCTTTAGGACATCTACAGTTGGTAGAGAGGGTATCTGTTGGGCGATAGAGTCAAACTCGCCCTGGAGGGGCTTAATCGTGTTATCAGCGATGGTTCCGGCATCTTTTCCAACAAGACCGTACTTCTTAATGGTCTGGCTGGCATCCTCACCGAATTTGCTCTTGAAGTTATTTAGCTGAGAAGGTGTAAGACGGAAATTCTTTACGACGAGATCGTTGCTAGCGTCCGTAAGCTTATTGCCTACAGCGCCACGAATAGAGCTATTGACGGCCCCCTGACCCGCATTAGCTACTGCGTCTGCAAGTCCTGTACCAGCCTTTAGGCCTCTGGCAACGTCTACACCACCTTTTAACAAACGGAGTGGCCCAGCGCCTAGAACACCGTTAATAAGTGCCTCCTGGCCTACGCCCTGGCCCAGGTTCTGTTGGCCCTCTACCGCATTCTCTGCGACCTTACCGCCTGCGCCACCAGCCGCACCACCGAGAAGAGCACCAAGAAGCGTGCCAATACCAGGAGCAATGGCCGTACCAATAGCCGCACCACCAGCCGCGCCCGCAATACCACCGCCTGAAGGGATGAGAGATGTAAGAAGGTTGCCTTTCTTTTCAGGTTGTTTTGGCTGCTGTGGCTGCTGTTGCGCCTTCTGCTGTTCCATCCATTGGCGAATATCTAGAACGTCTGGAGCGCTGTTAAACTTTTCAAAGGGGTTCATCTCACAACCACCGATCTGTTGTCTCCGCCGCTTACAACACGAACTGGGTTATAAGTCGCCTGCCGTCCAACTCCGTAAGCAAGGCTATTGTATAGGTTTGCGAGGTTTTGGCTGGTAATCTTATTCGGGTCATAACCAAAGTCATTGCCAACAAAGCCAAGTGCCGATTTTGCGCCTTGGTCTCCAGCACTGGCCATCATGGTCAGGACGTCACGGAAATTGAGGCCTTTAGCTTTTGCGTAAGCTGCAGCACTGATTGGTCTTCCATATGCGTCGGTGAAGTTAAAGCCCCTATCGCCACGTTGGGTAGCTGTAGCGCTTCCGCCACCAAATGAGCTACCGCCGTCACCGCCATATGATGGACTGAAGCTATTAGCTGCAGCAGCCGCCTTCTGTTGCTCGTTGAACTGCCTAATCTGCTCCTGGAACTGACGCTCCTGAAGATCTTGCTGCTGGCTTTGACTGACTAACTGCTGTGCAAGGGTATTACGTCGTTCGAGCACGCCGTTGATAGCGTCCTCTAAACTCATAGCCTGATCCTGACCTGATTGTCGAAGTTTCGCTAGAGCAGGAAGAAACTCTGTAGACGTATACTTTGCTTGCTCGGAGAGGGGGATACCAGAAAAGCCCAACCCACGTCTGCGGGCAGCGTCAGTAATATCACCAAAAGCTTGGGTCTGCTTAGCTTGAAGCTGCTGCTCATTCTGATTTATTTGATCAGGAATGGCAGACTGCCGCTGTCGGAGTGTGTCAATTTGTGGCTGGTAAGTGCCCTGGAGTTCAGAAAGCACCTGATCCAACGTTTTTACGGCCAAGAGAACGGCTCCATGCGGCCCGTGTTACCTGAATTATAGCATAGAAGATCTACGAAATAGCAGTAATTGGGGCATCGTATAAAACGGCACTTACTGTGATGGTTTGTGAGGTGAGATTGATAGACCCACCAGTTCCGTTAAATATGCTAATCGTCACCGTTATGTCGGTTGTGGAATAGATTACTTTTGTGGCAAATGTCTCACTGGAGACAAACTGGTATACATCAGAGGTTGCTCTATCACCTGCGTTCGCCAGTACCTTAATGCTGTGGCCATCTAAGTACACATCCGCCCTCGTGCCAGTCCTGGTATATGGAAGTACAGCCGTAAAATTTGCAGTCGCACCGTTCGCGATGCTACCAGATATGGCAATGGATCCACTAACTGTGTCATAGTTCTTGTACGACTCGTGGAGCGTGCTAAATAAAACTTTGTCTAAACGTAGTCCCATCATGAATCCAGATAAATCTTATACCATGCTCGCCGCGTGGCAGGAACGGACTCGAGCTGTACATCTAATGTATTACTTGTCATTCTGGCTCTGCATTCGACCATACTGCTATCGTAGAGAAAGGGATTCGCTGTCCCACCAGAGTACATCGGCCATACCTGACCTGCTATCGCCTCATAGTAGACCTTGAAGTTTGCCCGGTAACCTAGTAGGTGGGTAACCGACTGAGTACTACTAGTCGCAAAGCTTAGGACATTCTGATCGAAGATCTTTTGGTAGTTTAGCCCTGTATCAAAGACGGTAGTTTTATTGGCGGACACAAACGAGTTGACAAGAGGGTTTGTTGCGTCGTAGTCTGTTATCCACGTGCCAATAACTTTATAATTCATCGTCCCTACCGCTGGAGCAAATGCTGAACTTACTATGTAAATGTAAGTGCTGTCTGAATAGGCAATAGAAACATCAGTTCCGTCCGTTGATCCGCCATCGGCCCAGCCACCAGATATTTTCCACAGCAAGTCCAGAGCCAAAGGGCGGGTAAAATCATGAGCAACCCTATAGACATAGATTGAGCCAAGGTCTCCCGTTATTGTGGTGACATCTGTAGCTCGGTTAAAGCTCCCTTCCCACACACCAACTATCTTGTCTGACGCCCATCGGGTCGTAAACGAAACGCTACGCGCGTTGCTAGTTAAAGACATCTAAAACACTCGTACCGGCTTTAGACTTCACAATATCAACATCACCGTCGGGGGTTATACCGATAAGGATACGTGGCAAGTTCGTTGCATCGTAGTAAAGGGAGCCGTAGCCACCATCGAAGGGGAGCTTTCCCTCAACTATTGCGTCTCCACCCGCTTGCTTAAAAACCTTGGTTGTTTGTTCGTGATTTAGCTGACGAACCATATCATTTATCTGACCAAAGTTCTGAGATAGACTATTCTGAGAGTTAAGAGGTTTAAGGGCCATTAGCGGATCCTCCTCTGCTGGACAATTAAGGTGTGACCCAGAAACTTCTGTGGCTGCCTTGTAGCGTAGTGCTTGTAGCGAAGTGCAATCCTTCTATATTCACCTGGTACATAGAGTTGTTCCTGAACCTCAGCCGTGGTACCCCAGGTAAACGAGCCCCATACTGTTCCGGAGTCTCCCCATAGGTAACCTGACCCTTGTACGTTGGGGGCTGAGTAAAGCTGCCAGTTATCTCGAAGGTCGCTTGCGTATTCACAGCGAACCGCATAGTTGCCACTCTGCGCCCCAAAGCGAGGCTCCCAGTATCTAACCTCCTTTAGTACGGAAGGCGAACCAAAAGTCATGTAATGGGTCTGCAAGATAAAATTGATATCACCACCTAAGTTTGTATTGTCATTAGATGACTTCTCCTGCCAGTACACCTGACCAACAAGAGAGCTGGCAACTAAAAGATCGTTGCTATCCCTGAACCCATTGACAGCGCGAGTCACATACGCGTTGACGTCGGTACTCTCCAGGCAGTCCGCGCCACCCTTACCGTAGTTGAGGTTCCACACATAACAAGAATCATTTGCTGCGGCTCCGTCGCTCCTGAACCATAGATATAAACGCCCTTTGTTAACGACTAGACAACAACTCTCCTTATTAGCAAGTGATAGGATGCTCTGGAAATTGCTCTCACTGAGCAGTTGGGCCTCTGAGCCGTTTGATCTATATACCCCATCGTCAGAGAGATAGTACATGAAGTTTTTGTCACTAGTGACTGTCTCCTGAGTAAAGGTACCCTTCTTATCAGGTGCTTCCTCAAGCGTGAATGTGGCATTATCCTCCCCAGAAAGTATGTACTTACCTTTTCTGGTGGGTATTAGGAGCAACCCATTAAGTGGTTGCAGGGCTGCGACGGGGTCACCTGTCTTTGGAGACGGCACATAAATGAAGTCCGTTGAGGTGAATGTTTCGTAGGCCGCGAAGTTCGAGAAAACAACCTTGTTCGGGTCAAGGGCATCAACCAAGAACAAGAGGCCCTTATGTTCACAGATGTGCGTATAGTTCGTAGCATTTACTTGGCTCTCAGTAGTAAAGTCCCACTTTCTTAGCCCATCATAACCGTTCACGTAGTAAACGATGTCGTTAACGGTCACGAATCTGTACTGAGTGGCGCTAGCGTTAAGCCCACTCTTGACGGTCGTGAGAGCGCCTGTGACGTCATTAACCGAATAAAGTGCGGTGCCCTGCGCAAACAGTGTTACCTTAGTCCCATCGCTCTTATATGCCCTGTGGAGGCCCTTTATTCCACCGGACGTTGCGTAGTATTGTTTGAAGTTCATCGCGTACGTTGTAGAAGACCACGTAGAACCACTATTGGTGGAGATTTTAGCGGTCGTAGCACTAGTAGTGCTGCTCCAGGTATAACTTCCAGAGGCCACTGCCTGAACATATACAACTAGCCAATAGACTGTACCGCTTGTTACTGATGGGGCATCAGGAAACCGAGCCGTCAGATAGGCATTGCTAGAGGTGACTGAGCTTGCTGCGATAGAGCTCCTAGCTACCATGGTTCCTGGGGCACTCGAACTGTCAGTCCAATGTTCAACGATAACAGTTCCAGTAGCTGAGCTCGCATTCTTGATATTAATGTCGTATTTTGTGAGTCTTCCTGAAGCCCCGGCTGTCCATTTCTGGGCAATGCGGGTTACATCGTTGAAACTTTGGTTTGCGGCCCCTGTAGTGCTTGTAATAGCCTGATCTTGCGTTACTCCAGCAGAATCGGAGTGGTAGTCGAAGCCTTTACGATTCACATATTCACCCAAAGTCGTGATACGGGCGTCCTGCGCCAGACGCCACATGTTCGTTCCACCGTTGCTTAGGGGGAATTTATCATTCGACACAAACGAATTAGAGCCTGAACTGTAGTCGTTCAGCTCATATGTAGCTTGCTTGCTTCCCACGGATGGTATGGGCTTAAAAGCACGCTTAGCCCAAGGCATCAGAAACTCGTCTTTCCCAGTCTACGACGACTTGTCCGTATCATCGTGCCACGTCCCACTTGATGAACGCTGTACTTGACGACCAACTTTTGGAGAAGTTCGTTGTATTTATTCTCAAGTATGCCAGCCTGATCGTAGTTGTCCTTTACCTGTAGGACTCGATAAGCCGCCCCTACTACAAGAAGTTCCTCAAACTCGCTCGGCACATCCGGGATATCTGCATCGGCGCTTAATTGGGTGGGCTTTTTGTAGTATCTAAGAGTAGCGGTATAGGCTTGATCGGGAACGGGAAAGACACGAATGGTCTGGGCGTAGAAATACCAATAACGGGGGGTGGTAGAGGCATTAGCGGTCGTGTCATCAGGGTCGGGATGGAAGTCATCAATCTCTCGGACGTCCTTATACTCAACAACCCTCTCCTGCCCAGAGGTCGTAATGTATAGATCGAGCGCCTGCACGTAATCTGTTGGGAGCTCAGAACCGTGAGTGATGTCAGAGTCACCAATGGTTAGCGTGTAATCGTGAGTCGTCTCCATAAAAGGAAGACGATACTCGTTAAATACGTCATTTTGGACATCGTTGATGTAGCCCTTTATCTCAGAGCTTGAATAGCCAGTATCTCTAACTCGTTGTTGGACTCTAGAGACAACATCGCCGGTAGTATAAGACAAAACGGGCCTCTTATGCCCGTGTTAACTTGATTATATCATCCAACCAATCAGATGGTAATGACTGAATTAACCTTGGACTGAATGTTATTGAGTGCGGTTAGGTTGTTCTTAATCGCTGTGCCGTCGGCTGTTATCTTCGCCACCATGCTCGATTGGGTGACCGTTCCGTCGTTAGGAATAGTATAGGTCTTGGTTGATGTATACCCAGTCGCACTATCATTAAATACGACATCTATCACGAAACTGTCGTTTTGGAGGTTGATTGAGTTTATCGTCGCGGTGAAGGCCATATCGTTTCCTTATTAGTTAAATACCCATCATCGTCATAGTTGAATAGGTCTTGGCGGCAGCCGCTCCAGAGGGTTTGAATACGGCAGCTTGAACCGCCCAGTGTGATGATGCACCAATAGTGAAGGATGCCGTTGTAGAAGCCGCAGTCGTCTGTACGAAGTCCTCTGTGTAGATACGCTCATGGGACGAAGCATCGTCTTGATGCTGCCTCAGGGTATACCCTCCTCCAGTGTTCGCGGTAGGGGTGGCATTAGCGCCCGAATCATCACACCCGCCGGAGAAGATAAGACAGCCATTTACCGTTGGTGTCACTGCCCCAGGAGAAACTGCCGTGCCTGACCCGGTGGCACCTGGGTTGACGCTGTCGAGTGGGGCGGTTGTATCAGCGCCAGAATATTCGTGAATCGCCACCATAGTATCACCAGAACCAGGCGAACCAGTGAAGTTTACGGTGATTGTGAATGTCGCTGATGAGGTGATGTTCTTGGCGTAGTAGACGCGACAATAGTCACTCGTCGCGTTGGCATGGAGTGTCGACCCAACCTGAGTGTATGTATTGCTCTTATTGTCAGCAATGGAACTAAAGTAGTCAGACCCGCCACCGAAGTAGGTAACACATACAACTATTAGGTTTCCAGCAGTTGGCGTGGACGTGAAGGTAACGGCATTGGCACCGGTCGTGGTCGTACTGCCGAGTTTAGATTGGACAAGAGCGATGGCCATTTTGGGTTAGATGTTCTTTACCGCTAGCATGGTAATAATGACCGATGTAACAGACTGAGTCGTAGCAGTCCAGTTGTTGTTCACCGTACCCTGCTTGATTGCGGCCGACTCTGGAAGCATAAACCCTCTAGTCTCGCCTGCAGGAACGGCGATGTTGAACTGTGTCGTACCACCGGTAGAGTCCTTGAATGCTACTGTTACCGCTGTGGCGGATGTATTCGTGACGATTACCCCATATACATCTAGGAAGGTAGAGGCGACGGCAGTGAGTACTGTGGTTTCGGACGTGGACGTAGTAATGGTTGTGATCTGGTTGACCTTAAGGTCGCGAATAGACCCAACAACAACCTGCTTACCGAGTTTGTCGGCGAGCGCACCGACGAGGTTACCTGCAGATGCTGCGCTTGGGTTGGCGGTTTGTGCGAGGAGACCCTTATAGAAAGCGTTAGCTGGGACTGCGGAACCTGTGGCCGAGTTTGAACCTGTCGTCCAAGTACCTGATTGTGTCACCTGTCCGCCGACAACGTTCATCGCAGTCGGAAGAGCTGAGAAGACGATCGTACCTGCAGTAGTGCCGCTCGCGATACCTGTCACATTGAGACGGAAGTAGCGGCCTTGTAGAGGCCCTTGGAATACAACGCCTGAGCTTGTTGTACTCGTGGCAGGGAGTGTGGCTACCGAAGTACTAAAGTTAAGTGCCGTTGAGACCCAGTTTGAGTTATCGTTGCTCGTCTGGAAGGTTACCGTTGAGCTACCACCCTGACTCGTGATATGAACACTCACCCATCTGTAGTTGCCGGCGTCGGTTGATCCTACTGCCTGGACAGTTGACGTAGTGAAGGCAACGGACAGGAATGAGCCACTGGTCATCACAGCATTTTGGGATCCAGTCGTGCCATCTGACTTAAGAACACCCACGGCATTGCTGCCGTCGGTTAACTTCGTCTGTTGAGTACCGCCAGTTAGGGTGGCATCAAGGGCTAATCCATTGGTTGTGCCTACGTTGGCAGTGACAGTACCACTGACAGGCTGGGTTACGCCACTGCCATCCACTGTAAGCGTTTTTCCGGAGGCATCTACCCAAAGACGCCCCGCCGACATCTGGAGCATTTCATAGTCACCGTCTGTTCCGGAAGTATTAGCAGGAGTACCTTTTCTAATAGCCATGGCTGGCACACCAACATCTGCGTCTGCTGAGGCTACGTCCTCTGCTTTTGCAATGTTTGTAGCACCAGAAGCGACTGTCGCCTGCACGGCAAATGTACCTGCGTTAGTCACTGCATGAGAGGGCACCGTGCCATTCGCCAGGGTCACCTGAAGTGGGTTGCTAGAACCTACTGCTGAGCCACCCTGGTACGCCTCAGCCTGGGATTTGAGATTAGTCGCTGTGCCCTGCGTAACTGTTACTGATCCGTCTACCGTCAGGGAGCCACTATTGTCGGTTACCGGGATAGCGTCTACATGTTTAACGTACAATTCGCCCGCATTCGTACCTCGTGCAGCAACATTATCACCGTCAGTTGTCGTAAGGGAACCCGCCCTGGCATCATCACGTATTAAGTTAAGGGCGCCACCAATTGGGTTTGCCGCTGCGGCAGCATCTTCTGTGTACTGCGTCCCGGCTCCTGCGGCGATATAATCGCCATTTGTATCAGAGAGTCTAACAGCAAGAGGGTTTGAGTTAGTGTAGTCAAGGACGGATGCCTTTATTGAGCTACTTACGCCATCGAGGATAGCGCCGTCACCGCCCGAGCCGGAGAGAGCTGCATTTGTTAGAATTTCACCACTACTATTAATCTGAACTCTATCAAGGGTGTCCGTGCCTGAGTTGTAAGCGAGTAGCTCAGTGGCGGGAACCTTAAAAGTCTCGTCAAAGCCACTGTTTGCGACCTCTTGCTCGGTTCTGCGGTAATCAGACTGACCTTGGCGATCTGGATTGGCCATTAGCTGTCCACCACCTTCTTGAAGTTGATGTACTTGAGCAGCTTGGCGATTTTAGCCGTAGTGCTTTCGTATGATTCGATGCCAGCTTTCTTCTCAAGGTGCTCGAGATATTTCTTCGCCGATTCGGTGCTGTTGTCGATTTTCTTATCTACCACCATCTTACGAAGGTAGGATTCAAGCAGACTAATTTCACTCTTAAGAACAGGCTCTTTGTCCCAAATGTTAGCGACCTCAAGATAATCGGCCACATACGGTCTCTTGGCCTCATCCTCATAGGTGTAGAGAAGATCGCCTATCTTATCACTCGAGCCAATCGAAGAATGATCACTCGAAATATTGCTGTTGAGCGTTGTGTTTACGGTAGTAGATGGGCCACTTGGGGCTGCAAATGTCGAGGCGTCTGCCACTTATGCACCTGTGAGCGCCCGTGTTACTGCTATTTTATCACCTGGAGGAGCTTACGACCACTTTTTGACAAACCTATCGTAGTTATCGTGCATGGCCTTTTGAACATCGAACTGGTTCATAGTCTGAGAAAGAAGATGGCCCACAGTAACATGTTTGCTAACAACGACCCTTCCGCCTTCTTTCTCGACTCTACGACAGTAGTCATTGTCCTCATAGGTTCCTAGAACAAATTGCTCGTCAAATAGCCCAACTTTGTCTAGGCACTCCCTGCTAAGCAGCCAGCAAACAGCTGGAAAAAACTTTGGCTCATAGTAGTCATCCGTTTGCCTCTCATGCAAGAGAGTCTCCATCATGGTCTTGTCGTTTAGCGGGGCCGTGATCATCGCACCAGTGTCCCCCGCAAGCTTCACGAGCGCTTCCAGCCACCCTTCGCTAGGAAATACATCGTTCCCTATGACGCAGATAAAGTCACCTTTGGCCTCCCGCAGCCCTGCGTTCATGCTATTACTAAAGCTTTTGTTCTCGGGCAGGTCAATCCGCTTCGTAACAATCGGGTGGTCTATCGGAGTAGAGCCAGCATTAGTCAGCAAGACTTCGGCACCTTTTGGCAAAACCTTCTGCAGGTTATCCAGAAAGTCACGGGTCATATCTTCCTTTTTATAGTACGCGCTCACAATGCTAATCATTCCGACTCCTTGCTATTACATAATCATCCAGGAGGGCTAGACCCCATATAACCCACGACCAAAGCAGCCACCACCAGCCTGTCAGAATAGCGACGAGAGTGGCAACAAGAGGGGTTAGAAACATCGCGCTGAATATGAGCAAGCTAAGCACCTCTATCTACTGCCTCAACCATTTCGAGACTCCACGAGCCTTTCCATTTCTTGAAGTATTTGCCATCCAATACCATATTCCATCGACCGTGCTTTTCTTCGTATACTTCGTAAGTATCCGTCATGCCCTCAATTTGAATCCACGACGGGTCTGCCTTGCGGTACTGGGCGTTCCACCCCTGTTCACCTAGCAGAACGTCCTCTTTCTTACACGTAACGACGGGGAACTCAGTTTGCTCGACATACTTCCTCAGATACTTGCCTAAGAACATGAGGTAGCTATCTCCAACCGCAACACCACGCCCTTCGTGCTCCTTAAAAACAATGTCCCAAATGGAGTTATTCTTGACAACCATGGACTCATTGAGGAAGAATAGCTCGTCAAAGTGGGTGGTCTCGAATGCCCTCTTGATAGCGGGTATCATCCAACCTTCGTGGTTTGTAATGAGTATCGGATAGTCCGTGTGAATGGAGTTTAGAAGATCACTAAGCCAAGGGCTATCGTTCCTGTTATGAATGATAACGATTGCTACTTTAGCCATTCTGGGTGTTTGACTGTCCAATCCACAGTAGTTTTTAGGCTCTCCTCAAAACTCATAGGGGCCTTCCAGCCTAAGTCGGCCATCTTCTGGCCATTCAAACCATATCTTAAATCATGACCCGGCCTGCTAGAGTGGAAGTCTACGATTTGGTACCTGAGTGGTTTGTTTAGGTACCTAGCGATCAATTGAGCCATTTCCAGATTCGTGACCTCTTTTTCTCCTACGATGTTGTATTTAGAGGGCCTATCCACGTCACCGCCGTACACTAGGGGTGGTACATTCTGCAGTATAAAAAGTAAAGCGTCTGCCTGGTTGCGGGCGTGGAGATAATAGCGCGAGCCGATCGTTTTGCCATCAGCTGAGCCATGTACGGTAACGGTCTCCCCGGCTAGAACCCTTTTAATCGTCATAGGGACAAATTTCTCAGGGTCTTGCAGCTCGCCAATGATGTTCATAGTGTTTGTCATGATCACCGGAACGCCGAATGTTCTCCAATAGCTGAATGCAATGTTCTCCTGGGCGGCTTTGCTTGCCGAATAGGGGTTGGACGGAAGAAGCGTCTCCCACTCCTCGTGGTCGTGGTCTTTTGCAGGCCCATACACCTCGTCCGTAGATATTTGAACGAACTTCTCAACAGGGTATTGCCTGGCATACTCTAGCATCGTTAGCATGAGTGCAACGTTATTCTCCACAAAATCCCTTGGGCATTCAATAGAGCGGTCTACGTGGCTCTCAGAGGCAATATTAAGGATGTAGTCGATCTTCCCAATGACTGACGCCATGAGTGGACTAATCGGGGCCTTTAAGTCATGCGTTACTATAGTAATCCGCTCTTTTGCGCCTGTAACTCCATCAATCTGCGTGCTAATACGGTCAGTTACGCCTTTATGACGGAATGAATCCAAACAAACAACCTCCCAATCCGTCTTAGTTAGAATGTGACGTAATACATGGCTCCCCATGAAACCACCAGCACCTGTAATAAGTACCCTTTTCACTCCTGAACCTCCTTAAGTAGGCTATTTAGCTTATCTCTGTAGGGAAAATCTCTATCCTTTTCACTCCAGTACATGAGGGCTTTCACAATATTAGTGAGCCAGTCCTTTCGAGGCCGTATTGAGCTATTGTCGATGCTATTTGGTATCTCTTCGAGATAATCACGCGATTCCGTTAGATCGGGGTACGTTGGAAATGGTGTAGTAAAACCTGATCGTGCGATCCTAAAGGTGTGCTCGACATGCTCGAAGGCGTTCTTAAAGTTCTCGTCGAAGTAACCAACATGTTCGATCACGTTCTTCGTGTACATGCAGTAGGCCCCTATACAAGCCGTGTAGAGATCAACCCCCTTCTCACTCAAATAAAGCTTTCCGTCGTTCTCCGTGCCGTGATGGGAGAAGAGAAAGTGTTCAATACCTGACTCATCGGACAATTGTACATACTCAGTTATCGCCTTTGGACTTTTTATCATGATGTCGTCCTCGAGCAGGAACATATAGTCGCATCCAGCGTCCATCATGCGCCTTAGAAGGTAATTCTTTGCATGAGCCACACCTTTGTTGGCGGGACTGTGTTTGACTTTTATCTTTTCGGGGAGGATGCGATAAATCTCCTTATACCTTGAGGAGTGTTTCTTGTCGCTCCCATCGTTGTAAACGAATATGACATCTGCAACGTCGAACAGATGCGCCTGCACTGAATTAATACAGCGCGCAAAGTAATCTGGCCGGTTGTATGTGCAGACGCCGAGGCCGATCATTCCGTCTCCACCACCGTTCCAAGCACGTCGTCCACGTCAATTAAGAAGAACTCACTACGCTCTAATTTCAGGTCAACCGTTGAGTAAGGCTTGTAGACGATTCTATCCTTAGACTTGAAGCCTTTGACTTCACTGCCTACATTAATCACCTCGGCTACTTTGGGCTTCTCTACCGAGTCACCGGTAAGGAAGAGGCCAGACTTGGTTTTGGTTTCTGCCTCTTCTGGCTTACAAAATAGCTGCCTACTTGCTGGTTTTATCGTCTTCATAAGTCGTCCTCCGTTGTTGCTTCACGTAGCGCGGTTCTAGCCTCTTCCAGAGTTTGGTACCTTCCAATATGAATCCGCTGGCCGTCAATTGTTATGCGCACGTGCCATTTCTTATATTGCTTAGACCAATTGATGTTGGTTAGCTTTGACTTAGACATTTTTTGCCTCCATCACTTTCTCAAACATATCCTTATATCTCGTCCAGTTATCCTCGAGCCTCCAATTGGCCTGTAGGTTGGCCTGGGCCGCGCTTAACATCTTCTTCCTTAGCTCAGTACTTTCTACGACACGTTTTAGGGCCGCATACCAAGCGTCTTCTGTGTTCTGCGAGACGAGTACTGCTACGTCAGGTGGGAGATGCTTGTAGGGCCCCAGACGCGATGCCACGAATACAGCACCAGCGCGCGTGGACTCCTGCCACTTGATGTTTGACTTGCCATTATTGAATATATTGTCGTCAAGCGGCCCAAGAGCAATGTCCATATTGAGGGTTGGATAGATACCAAAAAGCCAATCATCGCCCCGCTTGCCCTCCTGGAACTCATAGCGTGCGCGGGGCACGTACTTATCCAGCGGCATTCCTATGGCCTTAAAACGGACGTTCTTATTCTCGATCATGATCCTCTTGACCGCTTCGGCCACGCCGGTTTCGTGCAGATCTTTGTAGTGAGACGAACCGCCAAAGTACCCAATGACGATCTTTTCCCCGTTGTCCACAGGCTTGTGGTTGTATTCATCCGTAATGTAGTTGGGATTCACGAACACTGTGTCCTTGTGGTGACCTGGGCGGCGCTTACGGAAGACATCAGCCAGGTCTTCGGTGGTTGTAGAAACCCACGTATTGTCCCGTATCATGCACTGCATCCAGTAGCACTTCTCATCGTCCATCTTTATCCAGAAGGGGTTATCTGGGTTGACAGCAAACATATCGTCATCGACATCCATAATGAATTGCACGCCTGCCTTCTCCTCGGCAACCTTCATCATGGTGTAACCGGTAGGATCGGCATGATAGGAGCTAAAGACAATGTCATATTGGCAGATGGTATCGAATGCCTTCTGCATCTCCTCCTCTGTGAACTCTTTGGCGTCCTTGTATTTCTCAATACCCTTAATAAAGGTCGGCTGGTGGTCGATTTGCCAGTCTACGTGTTTAGCAAGTTCACGCATCGGTCGATAAATACGCCACATATCGACAGCCGAGCGAGTATTTTGGTCTTTGTTGAGGGCAGAGTGTATTGCAAGAATCTTGAGTTTTCTCATTGTCCTGTCTCCTGATCCTCTTTCAAATACGCCCGCATCCCTATTTGTATCTTTGCAGCCTCTTCTAAGTCGCCTGCACGCGTCGCAGCGATAAGACGCAGCCTCATACGCATTAACGGCTTATCTTTGAGTTGTCGCACAATCTTCGCATGTGCTTCATCTGCCTGTTTGCGCTGAAACTTAGATAGACTCGGATTGTTCCTGTCCTTGTTCAGCTTGAGTAAGTCACCAGCCCGTCCGTACATAGTTAATCCGTAGTAAACGGAACACTCACACGGCGTCCGTAGTTCATTTCAGCATTGGGGCCAGCTTCACTTAGGTCGATCAGATCACCCGGCATATCGACGCCAGCTGCTTCCTTCTCCCCAATAATCTCAAGCACCTCATCAACAGATACCCTATAAATTCGTGCAATGTCCTGGATAGATCGTGTCCCAACCTGATACCAGTGCATAATTTCAGCCCGTGTTTTTTCGTCCATATTAGCCCTTGGCTTCTTCAGCCTTATTAATCATCTCAAGTGCTTCTTGCACCCCAATCTTGAACCGCTCAGCTATACTATTAATCGTTTCGCCATGCACGTAACAGTTGTAGACACGCTCAGGGACGTTTGGTTCAACGTCCGGCTGAGGCATCTTTGGTTTGTTTGGAATACCTCGCGGCATTACTTCTTGCCCTTCTTAGCAGTCTTCTTTGCTTTTGGCATTTTGTATTCTGCCATCTCTTCCTTCATGTTTGATTTAGGCATCTTGCCCTTCATCATTGGCATCTTAGCGGTTTTCTTTGCTTTCATGATGTACTCCTTAGATTTACATGGTGGGGAGGGTCGCCCCTCCCCGTTTTGGTCAGCCTAGATTTTAGGTCTGACCCGTAGCACCTGTCTTGATATTGATCAACCAGTTGGCGTTAAGCGTCTTGCAGACGTAGCTAGCTGCCCAGCTCACCATCGAGAAGCGTCCTGCAGGGTTACCTGAGTCCACTTTCGTGTGGGGGATGATGTACAGCTGCGGCTTATCACCTACAAGGTCGATACAACCAAAGGCGTCTGAACCGTGCACAAAGTTGCTAAATACTTCAGCGTTGCTCGTACCAGCGTTAACGCTTTGGTACTGGTTCGGACTTTCGATCAATCGTACGCCAAGGATTTTACCGAGCTCACCATTGTAGAGCTTTTCAGCACCGTTGTCGTAGATATCAGCCGACAGGAAGGTCGAGTCAGTGGTCAGGTCATAGCTGGTGTAGGGGCCAACTTTACCCAACCAAGGAGCAATACGATCCTGGTAGCGGCGTGCCTTGTTAACTTTCAAGGTGCGAACTGCTTTGCGTAGTTCCGCGACACTCAATACGTCTGTGATAGCAACATCCGTAAGAACGGACTTGCCGCCAGCAAGTTGTACTGTAGCGCCAGTGAACAGCTCGTTACGAGTCAGCTCATCGAGGGTCTCACCCATGTTCTGGCCGACAACTTCGATCTTCTCTTTGTTGTTGGCATCGATTGAGGTAAGACTCAAGAAGCGCGAAATCTTAACGGTGTTACCGTACTCAGCAAGAGTAGCGGATACGTTAGTAGCAGTAAGGTTGACTTCAGCTGGGTTAACACCCTCAGTCAATGCGGTCGTAGCGGTTGCGAGTGGAGTGTGGCGGGTGAAGACCACCTGCTTACCTTCGTTCGCTGGCTGCGTTCGCATCTGGGCTCCCTGGTTGAAAATGTACTCATACTCAGCACGAGCAAGGAAAACCTTCTCGTAGTAGGTAGACATTTCCTGTGAGAGACCAGTGGTAGTCTGTGCAGACATAGAAATCTCCGGTTATGCTCTACCGGTGGACAAACCCTAACTTTGCTTCCATCTCTTTAATAGATAATTCCTCGAAAGGTTTCTCTTTTGGAAGAGTGCCGGCATTGGTAGCGCTGCCAGTCGGTACAGCGGCTTGTTGTTTATGGGCTAGGGACTCGAGAGCTTCTCGTTTCCCCTGAGACTTCACGGCACCTTGGTTGTTAGCGACTGCCATAGCGTAAGCGGCCTTCAAAATTGCATCGGCTGACCCTGACAGTCCTGATTCGACGGCAATCTTAGCCATCTCTTTCTCGTACTGTTTAGCGTCAGGGTGCGTTTCCCAGAAGTCACGGATCGAGTCTTTGACCTCCATACGCTGGAGCCTCTTCAAAACCTCCGGGTCTTGCCCTGTTGCTTGGGCTACCTGCTGAGCAGATTCGTCCGACATCGTAGACATCGTCTTCTCTAGCTCAGTTGCACGGCCAGTTGCTGAATGCATGCGCTTCTCAGCTTCCATAGCCATCTTGGCCGCTTTCTTAGCGTTATCGCTGTCCAACTCCAAACCTTTAGCCTTTGCAAACTTGGCTAGCGCGTCTTCTTCCGAAGATTCGCCTTCAGTCGCCTCAGGACTTTCGGTTTGTGTTTCGGTTTCGGTGGTCTGTGTGGCCGCCGTAGCTTGCTCTGACTCGACTGGTTGTGTCTGCTCGACGCCAGTTTCCACAGGTGCTTCGGTTGTGGTCTGTTCTTCCATCTGTTACCTTTCTTTAGTGGCTGATAGTCTCCAGCCCTAGTAAGAGAGCGGGGTTTAACACGGGCTGGTGTTAATTACTGGTGCCGCTCTCTTACTAGGAATGACGACTCTATTTCTTCACGCCTCCTAGCACGATGCGAATGTGCTCGATCACCTCACGGTTACCTTTTGCTCTCTGGAAGAAATCTCTAGTAAGCTCCGGGGTGTTCTCGGCATTACGGTGGTTGAGATCGATCATCTTCTCAATCTGGGTAATAAAGAGCTGTCCCTTGTCTGTCCCGAAAAACTCCTTGTAGGCTTCCTGCAGCTCCTTTTGGGTTATGTGACTCATGCCATTGCTCCCGCTGGCACTGCGGGTGGTTGAGTGCTAATTAGCCCCGCTAACGGGTCTTGGGGCATTTGTGGTGGCGTACCCATGTCAGGAGTCGGAGGCGTCATCTGCTGCGGCTGGACGAGGCTCGCTACTTCGTCTGGGTCGAGGTCGAAGGCACGCTGCAGCACGAGCTTTGCTAATTCCTCTTGGTTGACAATTGGATTGCCCATAAAAGCTGCGAGCAGATCTTTGGCTTGGTTGGCCTGTTGCTGCTTCTTGTTCTGGATAGATACGTCAAGTTGGACGCGTGGCTCATAGTCGCCCTGGAACTCAGATGGGTCGAACTCTTCCCACTTAGCCCCGTCCTTACCCATAATCCGCACCATCATAGGTTCAGTAACGTAGAGCTTGACCATGGCAAATATGATCTTGGCCATGCGGTGGAAGTAGCCATTCTCAATCTGTGTCACTTTGAGACTAATGCGCTGACCGGCACCGGCAATCTGCGCGTTGATTTCAGTAGCTGTCGTGTTGGCACCTTCAGCCCCTGCACCTTTAACCACTTCATTCGATGCTGTGGTCTCTCGGATCTCGCTTTTAAGATTCTGCCGCTCGTTAAAGGCGTTCGCGGGAACGGCGGCCATCTGGATAGGCTGCAGGGCTGTAGGAGGTATAGGGTAGACTGCACCTGGTAAGTTTTCGATCTCGTTGATAAGGTGGGCGTACGCCGGGTCAAGCGCGTACATCTGGTTCAGGGTAAACGTAACAGCGTCGACATTCTGGTTCGTGATGTCGTTCAGTAGCTCCTGCTCATCGAAGATAAAGTCAACTTCACCTTTGGCATAGAAGAGGCTCTCGTCCATGTAGTCCCTGGCATCTGCGAAGGGAAGGATGCCCCGTGGGTACTCGTTACCATTCGCCCGATCTTTGGCCTTGTAGTAATTCTCGTTGTCCTCGATAACCGTTTCTCGATTGGCAACAGAAATAACCTTATCCTCAGTCCAATACTCAATGACTTCGACTTGTTCCTTCTCAGGCTCAGTGACGGTTGACCCATACCAGATGTCTTTCTCTTGTTTGTCGGTGTTGTCGTTGGTCTTACCGAACTTGATCTTGCCAAGGTTCGTGTACTTCTTCTTCATTGGGTAGTCACCGTTCTCGTCTGGCTCAGCATCCAAGTCCACAATTTCGAATGTCTCGAGTTCTTTCTTGGTGGTGAGGAAACGTCGGCCCATATAACGCGCGTTATCTAAGCTTGTAGCCATAGGGTCGATAAAGAAGTCGCGAATCGGCACGTTAATAAGTACAGGGTGGTCTCTGTCCCACGCAAAGTAATCGACAGCCGTACCCAGCTTGAGCATCCCCTTACCGGTGTTGATGATCTTCAGACTCCACTGGTCTTTATCCCAGTAATGGTCAAGAAGGGCGTTTAAGATGTCAGTTTTCTGATCTGGCTTGTCCTTCGGAGGAAGATAGTCGAACTTTGGTTTCGTGCCAAAGAGAGCAGAGGCCATCGTCTCGACGGTAGAGAACGTCATTGGAACAAACGTATCGGTAATACCCTCATACCCCCGCTTAACCCGCTCGTTGTTGTATAGATAGTGGTTATTCTGCCAGCGGTCATGCCAGGAGCCAGCGCAATAGTCCCAAGAGCTTTTGAAGTCCTTGAGTACCATTTCGAGCGTTTTGTTCTTGTATGCCACTAGTTGTAGAGATAACCCAGCCCGAGTTGACTAAATTATAACATGATAGTGAAAACTTGACGTGAAAATTAGGTTAGCGACGATACTTTCTTCTAAGCATTGCCTCGGGTTTGTAGACCTTGATGTCGGTCTTTACGTTGAGACTCTGTAGAGCGTACCCCAAAGCGTCCAGGGCGTGGTCGTTGCCATCCTCTGGAATAGTTAGGATATGGCCGTCCCTATCGGTCTTCCAAAGGTAGTTACGATACTCACGAATAAGGTTGATGCTACGCTTCGTCATGCTAATACGCTGCTCTTGAACAAAGCTGATGCGCTGAGTAATACTGCCGGGGCCCTTGGTCGCCGGTAAGATGTTGATCCCGTGCATTTTGATCTCGTCTATAGACTTAGGCTCAGCAGAGTCGGCAATAATAAGCGTCTGAGGGCTGTTTAGATTTTGGACGAACTCAGCAAGCGCCTGATTGCCCATCCCCTTCTGGTAAAGTTGCTCATCAAGAATATATCCGCCGTCGTGGTAGTAGACGTCAACGATAGCTGCGGGGTCTTGGGAGTACCCGAAGTCCAACCCACGCCGTACCAGACGCGCTGTGTGAGGCACTTCGTCTACAATCGCCCAATCCTTGTAGATGCGTCCTTCAACTTCACCTAGAAGACCCTCGCCATATACACGCCACCAGTTCTTATTGTTCTTGTGGGCCTCAATATCCGCGACGATGCTCTTGTCGAGCGCTTCGTTATCTAGATAAGTGAGAGTGACAAAGTCCACGTCATCACGTTTGTTAAGTATCTGCTCATAGAACCAAAACTCGTTTGTAGGGTTCCAGTCTACCCAAGCGTACTCTTTGGTACGAACAAGCAGCTGATCCCACGTCTCCCAAGGAATGTTGTTGCCCTCGTTGACGAACAACCTATCACGTCTTGGCCCACGAACCTTGGACGGCTGGTCTGCGCTAAAGAACTCGATCTTGCTCCCTGTTTCGAGGGTATACACACAATCAGTAGCATTCCACTGGGCGTCCTTCCAGTAGCCATGATCTTGCATGATTGATTTGAAGTCTCTCATGGCACCACGCTTTAGGTGAGGGAACGATTCACTGACTATACTGGTAAGAGTAGGAGAAGTGTCACTCTGTGCATCGTCGATAAGCAACTGTTCGATAGATATAGTTTTACCGGCGCTTGTACCACCGGCTACTCCCCTGATTCGTTTGCGACACCTGGCCAGCTTACTAGTTGCTGTCGTCAGTGCGTACATCTTTAGCCAGCCCGCCAAGTATTGGTGCAGGCAGTTCTTTGCCCTTTGTAGTTAGGTCTGTCTCTTGCCTGTCTACATAGCCTGCGTTGTTCTTTGCATCAAAGATATAGATAGCCGCTGGAATGTCACCGGCCATGGCCTTCTGCTTCTTACGGTAGTGAATCCAGTTCTTGACCTCTTTTATAGCGTCGGCAAATTGGGGCTTCTTTTCGTACTCAGATAAGAGGTCGCGCCAACATCCGATGTAATCGCAGAACCCCTCGACGTCCGGTATCTCTCCGTAAAGCTTCCCACCAAATGCTAAATCCATCTGCCAGTTTTTGAATGCTTCTTGTAGATCTTCTACTGTCTCAAAGCGTGGAGGCCTGCCTACTGGCATATATTACCTAGAGATACCAGCCCTTGTTGACCTCATTATACTACAGTGAAAAGTCTGTGTGAAAAGTTATTTGCTGGCTGCGGCTGTAAGGACACTCCTAGAGATTATTCCATCTTTTCTCGCATGTACCAACGCCAGAAGCTTTCCTCTAAAGCCCCGATGCGTTCGTAGTCTGCAATGTCAAACATTAAATAGTCGACACCAAGAGTGTCCCTGTCTTTTGCCTGCATCAGTTTGCGGGCCTTGGTATCTTCTTTGACCCACTCCAGGAATTCCATCCAATAGGCATCTATCGCTTCTTGTCGTGTCATAGTTTATTTATCTTCTCTCTTAATTCAGTACGAAGCCGGCTAGAGCTCATTAATTACTTTGTTCAGATCATTGATAAATTCAGCTACCTTTTCGCTGCCTTCTTCGTAGAGGTACAGTTGGGCAGTATTGTCTACTAGTTCTAGGAAAAGGGCCTTAACTTCAGCTGTGACCTCATCGGCAAAGTCTTCTTCCTTCTGGCCGTCCATCACCAAAGCCCAAACCTTATAATAGATGTCGTCTAGTTTGCTCATTCTTTCTCTCCAAATACTATGGGGCGATAAGCACCCACATTACAGGTTAAGCAACGCCAGATAGTACGCTCAGGGTTTACACAATTCATGGCACCGTGCTCTTTACATTCAGCGACCCAGGTTGGATGAGGCAGTACCTTATTGTCAGTTATATCCCGCTCGCGGCGGCCCGTAGTATTACTCCTCGGGTTCAGGCGTGGCATATCTGCGATGTCTAAAAGTTGTGTCATTCTTTACCCTCCACGGGCATCCAGAGTGCCTTATATGAGTCAGGTAGTTCATCATAACGGTCTTGATCAATTACTGGGTTAATAGCCTCAATGATGTTTATGAGCGGGTTCAAGTAATCGGCATCATATGCACTCCCCTTTGGGAAAACAGCCCAATTTATGCAGTACTTCATTATTCTTTATCCTCCAGTGTAGGCTCAACTGGAAACTCTTTTATCAACTTTTCGAGGTCAGTAATGAGTTGTTTTGCGTCTTCTTGCGTGCCGATTACCCACTCATCACAGGAATGGGGCAACATAATAGCGAGCCGCCCCTTCTTATCCCAATAATCCTTATCGATATATGCTTCACCTCTTTCGTATGCCATTCTAAATACTCCCCAGCCTCTTTAGATAATCATTCGTACGCTTTTGTTGATCTTGCTGGTACTGATTGTCTTGCTGATCAAGTTTCATCTTGATAGCCTTTTCAGCTGCCTGAACCTGTGAAACATCAGCGTAGGGATTCTGTAAAACTTCCTTTAGCTTCTCACGCAGCATTTGTTCTCTTGCCCATCTAGGCCATTGTGCCATGTTAAATACTCCCTTTGTCAGCCCTAAGTAGTTCAGGATTTTCGTAGATGTTGCCGATGACCTTAAAGCGTGTGAACATGTGCTGAGACCAGTGCACCATATGGGGACCTTTGGCCAGGTGCTCTATCCCTTCGGCATGGAAGCCATACTTGCTCCACTTAACAGCCATGTTGTCGTAGGTCGTGCCGTTATTATCGGCAGGCCGGGCTAGGATGTCACCTTCGTATATCTCTACGCCGTCCAGATCTTTGATGCCGGTGTATTGCATGATATCCAAGCCCCTAAGAGTAAAAGGGTTCCCTTTATAGCTTTTCATCCTGACGGTTTCAGTAACATCTTCATACTCTTCAACATGATGCGTTATGCCATGTGTACCACTCGATAAATCGACAAAAGGCACCTCTGTTACTTTAGATGGAACTTTTCTTTTTCTAGATTCTGACCAAGCAACTTCCTTGCCATCCAGTAGGTCGTCAAATAAGTCAGGTGAAATCATACCCTTGAGTTCTCTATCCCACGCTCTAAATCTTATCTCCCTCACGTCGTTTCCTCCAATGGCTCTACAGATTGCAGCTTGAACTCAAACTTGGTGCCCTTAACGTAGAAGTAGCGGCCTGGTGGCAACTCCCTGCCTAAATAGGCATAGGTCATGCTGCATCGTGTCTTCTTGCTGGAGCTGTCGCTCAGTTTGCGGCCGCCCTTATTCAATACGATCTTGAACATTCTTCGCCGACTATCGGTATAAAGGCAGTACCTCTCACCAACGTCAAGCATGTTTGTGGCAGTGCCGTTAAAGTTGATACGCACGGTCGTGATGGAAGCGAATGGCTCCTCAGGCTCCCACTTATGATTGTCTGACTGAGCCAGTTTCCAGTTTTCCTTATTAGTATCTGTCATTACGCTGTCTCCTCTGGTTCCGTACGGACTGGCTCAGGCTTTGTGTCATGCCCCTGCATGTATTCCTCAGCAAACCGCCTGTATAAAGCCGCTTCTCGCTGGGATGGATCGATGGCATCGTCAATCAAGACTTCAACCATATTAGCCATACTCCTATTGTGTGATTTAGCTAGTTCGGCGAGCTTGTCGCGATATTCTTTTTTGATCTTGATCTGGGTGTAATCCATTAATAGTTAGTCCAGTTTAAGCGGGCATTTGGGAAGATTCGTTTGATGTTTTCCCAGCTATCGTTGAAAGTGTGAGTAATGTTGTTGATTGTTACGTTTGTCATTTCGTTGCCCTTTGTTTATACCCTAATAGTAGCAAAATGGTTACATTATGTCAACACTATTTACTATGAATATTACATATTGTAACCATACGGTTGACATTCCCCCATGCTTATGCTAATATAAATACAGTCAGCTAAGCAATGAAAGCATACATAACTTGCTGGCCCATGGAAGACAACATAACTCATAGCAGTAGTTCCCTGGTCTTCACTGCAATATAAAATAACCTCTGACGTGCGAGCCGGAGGTTATTTTATATTGTTAGCCACTTAGTGCCCCCAGGCATACACCACTAGAAGTGGTAACTGGGGGCACTACTATCTTATCAGAATCTTTTGTAGTTCTTATAATGCTCGGAGGTTTCTTGTTTTAGGTGTCTAAACTTATATTCGAATATCCCAAGAGTCACTAGCACAATAGCGAGTATGGCGAGGACAATTACGCTCTTCAGTAAAATCCCAATCCCTACGAGAACTAATGCTGCTAGCAAACCCATTACTGTGAGATATTTTCTAGCTGTTGTGTACATGTGTTTATTCTACTCCTCTTTAAAGTTTATCGTTCTGTCACGGCTGGCCGCTGGCCCTGGAGGGCTCTAGGCGGTCAGTCTCCTGCAATGAACAGGATGAACACACAAATCACAAGGGAAACAAACCACCAGCTAAAGAAACCGAATGATGGTAAACCAGCTACGAACCAGAAAATGATCCAAAGTATTAAGAACATCACCTCTTCTCCTGTTTAGGCTGCTGGAGCTGGGCTAGCCGATCGGTACGATACCTGTTAGCCCACGCACGAACCTGAAGGGGCTCTCCCCCAACGTCGACCAGCCGTTCGACTTCATCCACCCGTGCCGCTGCTTCTCGTTTGTGTAGCTCGGCCTCTAGTTGCTGTCGGTATAGGGCAACACATTGTCTTGCTGCCTCAGCTAAACTGAGCGGTTGTAGGCCCATCTTCTGTAGCTGTTCGTCATCACGGACTCCATAGGCTATAAGCAGTGCACGGAATTTGCTATCTAAGCTGCTATCACCATCGGTGTCTTCATCGCCCTGTGGGTGGGAGGGTGGAGGGGTCATGACATGATTCCCTTCTTGGTTGCGTACATGAAGAATGTCCCCATAGGTGGTAGCCAACTGTGTGGGCAGTATTTGCGCTTCCACACGAAGGTAAGCCAACGCCTACCGGCATCCATGGTCTGAACTGGGTACCATGCGAACCATCGGTACTCAGGTGCTATCGGATCTGCAAAACTGCATGTGATGGTCTTCTGTTGTTCATCCATGACTAATCTCCGTAAGTATGGCTCCAACAAAGAAGCCTGTTAGTAGTCCCGCCAGATATGCGGCTATACGTCCTGCATGTTGGCGGCCTTTTTGTTTCTCATCCATTGTGGTTACTCCTTCTATGCTTGTAACACAGACCCGATGGGTCGTTGGTCTTTCTAAAACACCACCACTTGAGACATGGAAGTCTGGGCCGCGAGTATAGAACGCTCATCCCTGCTCCTTCTGCTCTGTAACCAAGTTCTCAAGCATATCAATTGCCTTTTGCACTAGCTCGTCCGCCACAGGCTTTGAGCAGGTCGGCTGCAAGATAGGCTGGAGTGTTTGTATGATTAGCTTGATATTCGCTTCACTCATTCCGTCTTCTCCTTCTGCCCTTCAGCATAATAGTTTTCTAAATCCTCGCTTCACAGAGCCAGTAACTCTCGTCCCAAAGGACTACCATCTGTACTCTCCACGACAAGCTGTGCTTCAGCTTGTTTCAAAATGTTTTTGGCCGCATTAATATCCCTATCATGTGTCGTGCCGCAGCCTACGCAGCTCCACTCTCTTATCGATAGGGGCATCTTGTCAGCCCTTAACTGGCAGTTTGAACACGTCTTTGACGACGGGAAGAACCTGCCAACCTTGACGAACTGACCACCTTTCCACGCCTGCTTATACTCAAGCTGGCGAAGCAACTCACCCCAACTTACATCGCTGATCGACCTACTTAAGCGACGATTCTTGAGCATGTTTGCTACCGCCAAGTCTTCTACCGCAATCAGGGCGTGGTTTTTGCCAGTGATTGCGCTACTAATTTGGTGTAGGTGGTGCAGTCTTTGATTTGCAATCTTCTCGTGCAGCCGCGCCACTCGCAATCTAGTCTTCTCTCGACGATTACTTCCTCCCTGCTTGCGCGCTAAAGATTGCTGTAAAGCCCTCAACTTTTTTAATTGGGTCTTGTGGGGTCGCAGATTTTCAAACTTTTCTCCTTCACTTGTTATTACTGTATGCGTAAGGCCGAGATCGATCCCTACCTTACCTTCAAGTACGTAGGGCTGCTCTATAGACTCAATTACGCAGATGGAGGCAAACCATTTACCTGTAGGTGTAACCGATACTGTAAGTGTCTTCATCTCGGTTGCCTCTGGAGGCAGCGAGCCGCGAACTCGCACAACAATGTCGCCTTGAATCCTCAGACGACCACCCTTAAGTCCCCAATCTTTTGCCTTACTGAAGGACTGACGTGAATCTTTCTTTGACCTGAACCGCGGCAACTTGCTGACCCCCTTAAAGTAGTTGCTATATGCAACATCAAGTAGTCGGAGTGATTTCTGCATTGGAGCGGCCTGGACTTCCCTCATCCATGGCAAATCACCGCTATTGCGGAACTTTGTTAGGTCTCTTGCCAAGTCGGCGTACGAAACTATCCTCCCCGCCTGAGCATGAGAATTAAGCTGAATGTTTAGATAGTAGTTGTAGATGTACCTACAAGCCCCGATAGTTTGCAGAAGCTTTTGTTCCTGAATCTTATTCGGATATATCCGGAACTTGTAGGCCCTATTAATCTCCATCTTTTTTAGCTTACCTTATCTTGCCCTGTGGTGAGGTGGTCGATGCGGTCATTGATATGCGGCACAGGCACCATTGCCAGGGTGCTCTTCGCAGGGACGTTGTCGTGTACTGTAACGACCTCGTGCTTGGTCGTATGCTGTTCAGAATGATTCTTGATCAGGTTCCTTAGTTCATCTACTCGTGCCGCAGCTACCTGAGCGGCGGTGTGGGCCTCACATTGCGGTAAGAACTCGTCAACGATTGCAGGTAATTCTTCTGCGGGTCGATTATGTGCCAGCACAACCATCTGGTATAGCAATGTTCGTAGCTCTGCTGAGTCTTTAGTTGGCAACTCTGGTTCTTCTTGCATGTAGAAGTCTTGCATTGCAGCTTCCATGTGTTCCATCACATCTCCTCCTTAATATTCTTACGCTGTTCAAGCTGCTCATCCACCCACTTTTTAGGCAGCATGTAGCAGTCCTGATAAATAGTTGTACTGCCAGTCGGGTCGGTGTCTAGGTCGACTATGGGGACGCTGTAGACGGCGTGCTTGGCGATCTTTTCCCATGGATAGGCCGCCGCCTCCTCCACATCTACCTGGTGGTGGGCTAGAGCATACTGATTGAACAGGGCGATGATCTTCTTTGTCGCATCTTCAGGTAGCAATTCAGGGTCAAGGGGCAAATCTAAAGCTGTTCCGCGTCCTAGACGCCATACTGCCTCGCACAGACCTAGTATCTGTTTTTCTAATTGCTCATGGTCAAGTCGTTGGCCCGCAGGATAGAGGGCTAGGAGCTGCTGCCTGGCCTTTGGTTTGAATTTAGTGCCGCCTCCCCACAAAAGTCTGGTGAGAATTATATCTATCTCCTTCTCTAGCTCTTTGGGAGGGAGTGAGGACGGACGTGCAAATTTTTCGTTTATAGCTTCGGCAATGAATTGTCCGAGCGCATCTTGTTTTTGTTCTGGGTCGGCAAGTTTTTGAATCCAGCCCCAACCACGAACGTCTGCGATCATTAGACCAGCAGCATCAAAAATGTAAGTACCGTGGCCGTCATACTCAACCGGTAGCTTGATAGGCGGTAGCTCCTCAGTATTGAGGGGTGGGGTAGGTTGCCAACGATTTTTGGCTTTGTCGTAGGCATTTACGAATCCCTCTACAATATCGAAGGCTGCTGGTATCGCTGGCGGTTGTTTTGGCTTAAAGTTTTCGAGAATGAAGTCGGCAAGCTGTTCAGGCAGTGGTAATGTGGCCGTGTTTAGGTTATAGGTGGTGCCTGTGTCCTCTGCATATTTGCCAAGTAGTTTGGCAAGTTGGTCTATCAGCTCTCCTCGCTCGGTTGCTGGTGGTTCTTGTCCGCCGTGCATTAGTCTGACTCCTGTGCATTAGTTTTTGTGGTCATATTCTTCTCCATTTCGTCCTGCCGCATTTAGAACATGTGCGATGTTGAACCATACCAACAATCGTTTCGCCTAGGGCATTGCTAAGAGTCGTTTGCTCCATCTCTGACCAAGACGACCACTTATGGCCAAGCCAGCAGATACTCATAACTTCTCCACTTTCTTCCTTAGTTCTTCTCTCAACTCATTACGGGTAATAACACCGGGGAGTTCGTGGTACTCTATTCTCTCGTCGGGGCCAATGAGATCGAGAAATATCTGCCTAATCTGCCATACCTGGCGCTCCCTATGAATCTGATCGTCCTCTTTGAAGTAAAGATCTTCCCCATCGTCGCCTTTTAGGTGGACAACTGGCATATCCAGAACATCTTCTAGCTTTCCCATTTCATTCCCCCACATTCTCTGGCACATTATGTCGATCTTCCTGAACTGTCTGGTTAATACCCCAGGCTACATACCCTACAAGCGCCAGGAGGCTCACTATGGCGATTATAAGTAGCAAAGCTACAACTCTAGCTGGTTTCATTTCTGCGCCCTTCTTAGCTGCTGGTAGTGGGTCTCACAGAGTCCATTAGTCCTTGCGAAGCGTGGACACTTTTCTATGGCACAAGGTACTTTAGCTTTTGTACGGCGTGAGATACGTCCACCTTTTGCACCGGCGATACTCGCGCGTTCTTTGCCAGTAAGGCCATCTGCGCCCACTTCATCCGAGGCAAACCCACCGCTATGTCCACGACGACCGCCGATAGCACCAATCCTGCGCATAAAGTCATCACCGTACTTCCGCTTGTTGGTCTCGTATGCCTTGAGCCCTCCTTTCATGCTTCCACTCACTTCTCCCTCCGTTTCTCGTCTCTACGCTTCTTACGTAGCTCTCGTAATTTTCTTAGTATTCTTAGCTCCTGGAACTGGAAGCCTATAGTGACTTCAAAGTCTAGGTTGTGTTTAGTTAGTTCTGATTCAGTACTCATTGTTGGTTCTGCTCCATGATATGGGCGATAGCATCCTTCACCTCAACTAACTCGGCATCTGCCCTGATAATGAGTTTGATGTTTGACGACAGAACATCCACATAGTCTTGTGGGTCAACACCTTTAGGGCTAAACAGCACATACTCCTTGGACGGGTCGAGTTCTTGCGTGTATATTGAAGCTATCTGAGCGACGGTGTGAGCTTCCAGCGCCTCGGCGTAGTCGGGATTCGGGCAACCCTCTAGCGAGCAGGTCACGTAGCCACCTTCGCCCAAAATCAGGGTTGGATGACCGCACGCTGGGCAGTCGAGACCGTTCACCATGGGGATTGGCTGTAGCGCCGCCCGATCTACTTGTTCGCCAATAAGGCGTTCTATATCAGTCCTCCAACCAGGAGGGCCGACAAGGTCATCCAGTAATTCCCGTAGCTCTGCTGAGTCTTTATCCTCTGATATAGTCATCTCCATCTGTACTCCCCTTATCTCCGTTACAAGACCAACAACATAGTCTTAGGTTGCTTAGTTCATATCTCAACTCTGGATGCCTACTTCGTGAGTGGTAGTGGTCTAGTGTTACTTCGGCAGGCCAGAGGAACTTACCACAGTAGAAGCAGTTGTAACTCTCGGCCTGATTGTCACGCATCCAGACCCGCTTTGTTTGCTGCCACCTAGTGTCCACATTGGTGAGCTTTTTTCTGTTAAGCCTCCACTGTGCTGCTTTTGGGTTATCCCTACATTGGTAGGGCCAGTGCTTAGGCTGCGGTTCGTTACAAAACTTGCAGGCCTTGCGTGGTAAACTCTGCATCACTCGTGAACAAAGATGTTATTACCTTTATATAAGTAGCGACCTGTGCGCATACCTACGTCTACAATCCTGTTGACGTTACCTATCCTGCAGGAGCCGTTAGCAAGGTGTGATACGCTTCGTGTGCCTTCTCCCGATTCGTCGACGGGTGATACCCTGATGCTCTGCGTACGGGTCTTTATGGCTAACTTCACAAATCGTGGCTCGTCTAAGTACCTCCAAGCTCCAATTGTCATGTACAGAACATATTCATCCTTTGTAGACCCTACTGCTCTGCCCTGGGACACCTCGTGACATATGTTTAAATGTGGCTCAAGCGACCGCTGCAAGCTTTTCATATTCTGCATAGTTCCTAGCTTTTAGTGCGGTCTTTACTACTTCGTCTTCTAGCTCGAGAGCCATAGTGATAAAGGTAAATGTATGACCCTGTGAGTGAAGCTGCTTTATCTCTTTAAAGGTTGGTTCGTCGATCATGACTCCTCCAATAAGCTTGTCTGTGTTAATCCATTTCGTTCTTCTAAAGCGTCTACTCTCCCAAGGATTTGACCTTGGACACGCTCTAGCTCCGTCACCCTATCCGCCAGTGAGTTTTTTACTGGCGGATGCTCTGCCCGCACAATTCGCTTGTATTCGTCAAAGTCCTTGCTGGCTGCTATCTTCTGGACAACAGCCAGACAACGACCCGACATGATCATGACCGTTACTGGGTCATTTACAGTGAGCTGACTCTGAATAGCCCTAAACTCATCTTCTGTTACTGGTGTAGCCACCTAGCCCTCCTTACTTGATCGTTTCCTTAACTCCTTGAGATAATCCTCAGCCTGACGGTATGTAAGGAGTGTTTTAATCTTTACCTCAGTAAGATTGGCTGGTTTTCCGGTCTGGGCCGACAGTATGCGAATCTCCTCTAGTTGCTCTGGAGCGGGTGTAGATTTGGAACCATCGTCAGGAAGTGCCCATTCAGGCAGCTTCGGACGCTTACAATACATTCGCTTCTTGGTGCTTCCTTCTTTGATCGTTATAGGCAGGTCATCATCATTCTGCTTTTTGTCATAGAGAGAAACGATGGTAGCCTCTAGGTTATATAGATAGCGACCAATACCCCATTGCACCGCTGCACGCTTCATCGCACCGCTCAGGCCACCTTTTACAGCCTCCATCGCGGTATTTTCTGCGCCGTCGTACTTTGTGACCCAGCTGTCATCGAAGTTAATCGATAGGCCGCACATAACACCACCATCTGGAGCAGGTAAGAATTCGTTCTTCCAGTTTTCTATGCCCATAACGTCGTCCAGACGCTCTTGGATAGCTCGGTTCGTCACGTAGGCAAGGAGAAGCGCCCAGTAGGAGCCGTTTTTATCTCCGCTCATTTGTGCTCGCCACTCTATGTCCTTATCTGGGAATGGTGCCTGTAATGCCCTTTTCTTGTCGTTCATCTAGTCTTCCTCCGGTGTATCGTGGTAGGGCTTACCCTCTTCATCTAAGTAAGGGTTCTCTGGGCCTTCTGGTGGATTAACCTCTGCCTCTCGGTTGAGAATCTCAAAGACATCCACGCCTTCTTCTTCAGCTGCTTGCTGGAGCCGCTTTGCTTCTAGGAATGGGTCAGTCATGCTTCTCTCCCTTACTTAATTCGTTATCTATATGCTCCATAAACTCAGCGTCGCTATTTGCTAGCTGAGGGGTTTTGTATGGCTTCTTTTCTTGCTGGTCGTATATCTTACCTATTCGTCGTCTAAGACGTCGCATGGAGGCTTTGGTGTAGGTCTTAACGACTTTCTCCCCGCCTAAAGACATCACCAAAGCAACGACGTTGCCTCGTCGGTTCTCAAACATTAGTGTCTCCCCTCAACTTCTTGATTAGACGGTCATACCATCGCTGGCCTACCCTGGTAACCTCGTAGCTAAGGCTTGATTGGCCTTTTAGCGTGTTCAATGCTGAGACAATTTGCTCAATTTCAAAATCTGTAAGTGTCACGCGCTTACTCATGTTTATTCTCCTTAGGCTACTCAGTGCAGCTCACTGGGTGGGTAGCAAATCCCTCTATGGCGGGTAAAGCCTCCCAATAAATTTCCTTCTTTTCCAATGAGCTCTACTGAGCAGCCAATGCCCCCGGTCAGTCGGATAGGGGCTTAGCTGTTATTTATCGTCTGTCAGTCCATTCATCCATTGGGATAGCTCATCCCAGGCCTCGTTTGCTTTATTATCTGGAACGCTAATCGTTACGTTGTAAAGCGACTCGAGAAAGCCTTTGTCCTCTACTAGATCAAGTGTGTAGCCTCTAGAAAAGCAGTAGCTCTTCAATGACCTACGAAACTGTCCTCGCAGGAGTGCGCCTAATTGGGCAGAAAATTTGATCTTCGCCATTGCTACCTCTATTTCTGGTTAATCTGTGTTCGCACCATCTCGTAGGCGATGTAGAGCATTACTCCGATGATGAAGTACCACAGGATAGCCTGTACCGTTTCGTTTACGATGTCGCCGCGACCGCTGAGGAAGATAGCCAGGGCTACAACCAATGCGATGATAGCGAGCTTAAATGCTGTCTGTGCGATTGCTTCTAAATACTTTTTAATATTCGTTTTCATAGTGTTTTCCTTTGTTTAGTTATTTGTTTTGTGGTTGATTGATCTGACTAAGGCGCTGCATCGGCAGGAGCCAAGAGAGCGGTCGCTAACCCGCGTCGTAAAGCTCACCAATTGACTTGCCGATGTACTCAGCGCCGGGAAGACGACAGCCAGGGCTTGAGCTTAGACGTTCCGTAGCTCACCAATCATTGCTACTAGCGTTCCCTCGCCACAGTGTGGGGTACTTGCCATGTGGATATACCGCCTTTTTCGGAACTACTGCTGTCGTCGTTTCAGCGCTCAGGTGCAGCTCTTGTATGGTGCTGAGTAGCAAGTGAGGCCTTCGTCGACTTAGGGTTTACTCCTAGCGCGCTAATCATCGTTTCGTTGCCATTGCTACCCAGCAATCTAGCGACTAACGACGACCGCGCCACGCGTCCTGTTAGTCGCTAGTCAGATCAATCAACCGTTCTCGTAATGGCACGTAGATGGGCAGCGCTCTGGCGATCTTGTATAAAAGAAAGAGAAATGTATGTGCTAATCCACTGGCAGGATTCTTGCCTGCCACCCACCTAAGAGCCATTACGAGAGTTTGATGATAGGCATGGGCAGGGGTCGCCTACTTGCAAGGCGTGGACATCGTTCTCGCAGGGAATCCGAAGTATGAGTTTCGTCCAACGCGAGGTTTGCGGCCTCTTGCTGCATACTTCTGTCGACAAGGTTCCTACGGTTGTCGCCCCCACCACTGCCTACCATCTTTGAGAGAGCGGGTAACGACCCAGAGTAAGGGTGGGCATCACTCCAGGCCGATAGCCGCTCTCTCGTTCCTAGTACCATCCGTGAGAATTCCACCAAGCAACCGCTCCGCTCCAGCCTCCATAACGTGCTTTGACGTATTGAGAGCCCCAGGAAAGTGCTTGAACTGGATTAGACCAGTCAGCACCCAACTTTGAACATGGAAGCGCTTGGACAAGCCCACATGAGCCTGAGGATGCATTTACTGCGTCAGGCCTCCATCCGGATTCATGGCTGATGATGAAATTGACATCAGCATAGTCGCCCGGACTTATTCCCGCCGCAGCCATCCAATCCTCGTGTGACCCGGATAATACTGTTTTCTTCTCCACTACCGTTTCGGCTTGTGGTAGTGGATGAGGTAACTGCTCAACCTTCATGGGCTGAATGCTTGTCGTTACCTTTTTGTGAATGTGCTCTAGTTCTGGTGCAGCTTTACCCGTACCAGGTAGCAGTAAGCTCACGAGTGAGACTGTTACTGCTAAGAGCGTAAGAAGAATGTTTATTGCATTTCCTCGGTTACGCCCGAGAGACAATTAGCTTTTGGATTCAGATAAGGCGAGGCAGGGATTTTCATTTGCTGTCACCCTGCATGGTCGTCGAGTTACCAGCGACCTTGCCATTCCTTCGAGGGTCTGTAGCTAGCGTCTACCTGTTCCGCCACTCGCCGTAACTGAATCCAAAATTGTTAATGTGTCTCTACTCCTCAACCCTTGCAGTAGGTGGAGGGGGTGGAACTAAAAGTCTTTGGTATCAGATTGCCAGCAAGCTGGCTAAACTAGTTGTCGCCTAATATCGCTGATGTTCCTGTACTGTCCCCGTTTACCAGTAGCTAATACGTGCCATTTTCGATTAGACGGGTATATGTCCAACTTTCCATCAATGCGATATTGGTACTCAGTCAGTTGAATCACCTCATGAGAGTCTTTAATCTCATCGAGAATGCTTAGGAAAAGGTCGCGATTGTTTTGTTTATACTTTCGCTGCTCATCCTTGACGTCGCGCCACATCTGGTTTGTCTCGTTCACAGATTTCATTTCTTATCCTCTTACCGACAAACTGATACCAAATTGTTAAAGTTCTTCTATTTGCTTGATCTGCTAGTTACTCGTTCCCGATGGCCCTTGGGCTCAATAGGGGGATTGAGGTTTCACGAGATCACGGACTGTTAATCCGCCTGCTAGAGGTCGCTGATCTGACTCACCAACCTCTAGGAGCGCATAAAAAATCCGATAGCTTTTTGCTATCGGATGATAATTTCTTGGGGCGAACGATGGGGGTTGAACCCACGGCCTCCGGAGCCACAATTCGTTACCCGGAGGCCATCGCCGTTATCTATTCGATAGCTTAGTTTGCTGTTTGTTAATCTGCTTAAAAGCTTATTTACATACTAGCAAAGCTTTGACGTTTTGTCAACACCTAAGCATATACAGATTGTGAGAAGTGTTTGCGATATTCATGTTCTAGGTGATTGTCCGTGACCTGCAAGTATCGCATCGTTGTATTCAAGTTAGCATGTCCCAGTAGCTTTTGTACAGTCCTAACATCCGCGTCATCTTGGAGAAGTTCTGTGGCGAAGGAATGTCTGAGCATGTGGGGGTGCATTTCGAACCCTGCTTGCTTGAATACTCGTTTAATTCGGGTTCTAACCGTATCGGGGTGGTAGGTATCCTTGACCACATTGCAGTGCTTCTGCAGCTGGCGGAAGATTGGCCCGGTGGTAATCCTCCGCTCGACAGCGTGCTTTCTGAGAAGCAGTGAGAGTTCCTTGGTGACAAACACGATTCTAACCTTTCCGCCCTTCCCCTTTACCTGAATCTGTGTACCCCTGATATCTTCTACCTGAAGCTGTACGACCTCTGAGAGTCTCATCCCTGTCTCAAACATCATGGCGATGATGAGCTTGTCTTGTACCTCTTTAGCTCCTCTGATGATCGTTTTGACTTCCTCCCTGCTGAAGCAGCGAATCTTCGTTTGTCCTACCTGTGACTCCCTGATGAGCATAGGGTCGAATT